ATGACATCGTTTTGTAAGTCTACAAAAACTAAACCCCGCTGGAGCGAGGTTCTGAGATTGTCTAAGCTTTGTGACTACGTGACCACTCTTAACACGTTACAAGCATATTTGCGGACCGCGTTAGTGATTTTTTTCGAAATTTACTTTATGGTCGTCTTTCACACAGCTTATATGATTAGAAAACCTGATAAATCAGGCTTTAAATTTAACTTTGAGAGGATGCCATCTTGGCAAAGGAACAACTGCTTGTATCATCTGAAGAACAAGCCTACGAGTTAATTGAGAGTTACCTTGCTGGTCATTCTCTCCCTGACAACATATCATTTGATGGTTGGCCCAACCTATCCTTCAAACTTGAAGGCGAGAACTTCACTCAGAGCCTTACACCTACAGTGATGAAGGGCTTTATCGAGATGCAAAGCCAAATCAATAAGGCATACGCTCTCGCTAAGTACGAAGTGCCTGACCCACGCAAGCTTACGAAAGAAGAGCGTGAAGAGCTTGAGATTAGCGTAAAAGTTGAAAAGGGCTCCTCAGTATTAACTGTTGATATAAATGGTTTTTTAACAAAACTATCACAGGAACTAGTTGGAAAAATGAGCGCAGAACAAATTATGATCACGGTCATAAGCGCTGCCTTGATATGGGGCGGCGTCTCGTTATTTCGTCGCCACCTTGATAACAGAAAAGAAATTAGGCTGGCTGAAATTAATAAAGACGGGGATAAAGAGCACCTCCGTACAATGCAGACAATGAGCCAGGAAGAGACCAGGCGTGCAGAAATAATTACTCGAGCTATGAAGCAGCAGCCCCTGTTAGACAACATGGACCGTATGTCATACGACGCCAAAAATGAGATGGTAAAATCGTTTGTACGCGCAGACAAAACCGTCGTAGATGGAATCACTATCGATTCAGAAATGGCCCGTGAGCTCACAACTAACGCCCGTAGAAGGTCTTCTGAAATGAGGATCGATGGCGTATATCGCATTGAAGAAGTAAATAATACTGATCCTGAGGCATTTAAAGTTAAGGTTAGAAATGTTCGTACTGATCAGCGATTAACCTGCCTTGTGCAAGATATTTTTCTGGATGAATCTGGAAACAAGGAAGCTTTGCAGCAGGCCGAATGGGAAAGAAAACCTGTTCATTTAAGCATTAATGCTAAGCATGTTGAGGGTGACATCAAATCTGCCATCATTCTTTATGTTAAAGACGTTGAAGAAAAGCCCGAATGATCGGGCTTTAACCTTTACGCTTCCATCTCAAGCTTAATATCTAGCATTGACAGGCATCCTTCTATAAACCCCTCAGCCATCTGTAATTTAATACGGATAAGCTTTTCGTCGCAGTGATGCTTCTTCGCTATCTGCCGCTTAGGAATGACCTTGATATAATGATCATGAATGAATCCGTACTCTTCAGGCCGCTTTTGTTTAAGTTTTCCTACACATGAATCAATGATCATCGCGTCTGAGTCAGTACAACTTGCGGAGCTTGCAGAATCCGGTAACAAACCTTTGAACCCTGCCGCTATTGGTGAGAAATCTGTTTCATATCTGTGCCGGGACCACACACCCCATCGCTCTAAAATCAGTTGTATATCTCGCATTATTCTCTCCACACTTATTTTTGCTTGCCGGTGGCGATAACACCCATCGCCAGCGCGCGGTCTAATGTCTTCATGACCAAATACATCTGATCACCATGTTCTTCTTCCCAAGCCTGGGTGTTGGCATGAAGTGAGTCGTGACACCGTCTGCACAGCGGGAGCACGAACAGGTCATGCGCTTTCGTTGCCATGGCGCCAAATCCATTGCCAGTTATATGGTGAGGATCATCAGAACCGTTGCCACAGCCGCAGCATGGCTGGCGCTTTACCCATTGGGTGTATTTTGCGTTTTCGTAACGGCGGCGCTTCGGAATACGGAGGAATGATTCCGGCGTCTCCGGGTCGATTGCCAGCGCCAGCACCGGTTTGCTGTTGTTTTCCAGCTCTTCACGTGGTTGCCTCTCCCACGGGTTCACATCCGCTTCTTTACCCTGACCACCCGGGGGTTTGTATTTAACCCCCAGCGCTTCGCAAATAATTTCCGGCGGCAGCAAATGAGCCAGCCCTTTCGTCACTGCCCACCAGCACAGCTCAGGCAAAGTAAGGTGACGCCCGTCCGGCAGCCCATAACGGTACCGAATTGCCTCAGTCACAAACTCGGCGGCGTTCGCCAGTGCGATAGCATCCAGTTTTGGCGATTCTTTTTCCCGAAACTCGTTATCATGCGCCCAGCATAGGCAGACAACGCCACGACCTCGGGGTACCTGCACCAGTTCATGATGATGAAATTCCCCGTTGTAGTCCGGACACTGGCACACACGGTGGCGTTTAACCCACAGCTTCAGCGCGTCCATGCCGCCAACTCTTGCAATTACCGCTGGTGATGACAGGAAACCAGACAGACGCGGGTCACGTGAAAGAGACTGCGCTTCTGCCGGTACCACACCATCAGGCAGTTTATGAAGTTCGGCTGGCTCGTTGGTGATCAGCAGGCGTTTACTGCTGAAGAATTTCACCAGGTCTGCCGGCAGCGCAAACTGCACAATCCCCAACTCTCGCTGGGGGTATGGTTTCAGTAATGCTCTCACGCCGCGTTCTCCTGTTTCTTCCGAAGATGCTCAGCCCACAGCCCAGCGACCCACTGAATACCTTTCGGGGTAAACCGTGCCTGCCGGAATGCATGCTGATTATTCGGATTGGTACCTGTTTTCATTTCAAATCGGCCAGCGGCTGTGTGCGTGCTGTAGGGCGTGAACTGACCGTCCTGCCGGTAAATAATTTTTTCATCGATGAGAAATAAACGGAATTCAGGTTCTTTTGCCTTCAGCAACTTGCAGACAGACCGGAATCCCATAGACCCTTTCGCAATGACGTACTGATCAACGAAATCAACTTTCGGCGCGGCCAGCGCCAGCTGAGATTCCAGTACCTGTTTTTCTTCGGCCAGATCAGCAGCCAGTCGTAACGCTTCCGGCAATGACTGGGGCAACTGGCTTTTAGATTCCAGTTCCTGCCAGCGGTCAACTACCGCGGCGGTGAACTCGGGCGACAGCCGGGCAACCAGCACCAGCGAATCGCGCTTATTGAACCGGTATTCAAAATATCTGTTTCCGTTATGCTCAAATTCGAACTGCGCCAACGGCGCGGTTAAAACGCCACCAACTGCGAGCCTTTCAGCTGACCGTTTCACGTCGCTATGCTTACTTTGCACCAGCTCAGCAATCTCACGGCTCGACATCGTTACCACTTTTCCTGACAGCAAACTGTTCGACATAATCACTCCACACATTAAACCGGCTGCACACCGGAGGTTTTGAAATCAGTAATCGTTATTTCTGCCTTCCCATCTTTGATAACCGGTCCCCATTCGACCGTCATTCGTTTCACCTGGCTGTCGTCTTTCCAGATCCCCGCGTGGGTCAGGCCATCAAACAGCGCCTTCTGGAAATTATCTAAATCGCGTTTCGCTCTGGTCGGCGGGTAGAGAACCAGATGCACATCCAGTTCGGTGAGTAGTGCCGTCGGGCGGCTGCGCAACTGCTGATAAATTGACGCCATCGCATTGGAACGGAAGATCCGCCCGCGCTCGCTGATCAGCACGCCCTTTCTGGTGGAACGCCAGTAACCGTTGACGCTTGGCGGGAATGGCAGGGTCAGTTGCATTTGTGGTACTCCGGCATCAGAAGGTGTTCCACCACTTCGCCGGTATCGACAAAGTAATAATCGCAATCGGTCAGGTGGTTTATCAGCATCACCTCGATTTCCCGATCGGTCATTTTGCTGAATATCTTCACCAGTTTTTTCGGTGTCCCGATGTAAACTGGCTCGACTTCAGCCAATTTCGCCGCCGCAAAGTTGTGGTGGCCGTCCATCAGGACCGTGTACTGAACACCACGAAGCACGACTGGATACACTGAAACGCGGAACATTTTGAAGCGAAGCGCTTTATCAACGACTTTCTTCCGATCGAGATAGCGCTGTGAACTGATTAATTTTCCCAGGATCATGCAGTCACCTCTCCCGCCTTGATCAGGCTATTCAGCACAGAGTCAGCATGTTCCCGCGCAGCGGTGTAATCAGCCGGGCAATATTCACCGGTGATTGATATGGCCTTCAGGTAATCCCGGTAGGCATCAAGCCAGATTTGCTGGAATTCGTTCACGCGGCCACCTCCTGCAGGTAATCAGCGCCAGCGGTGATCAGGGCATCACGTGAAACCGTGGTGAACTGGCCGCGCGGTTTGATGAATGGCCGCCAGATAACGAGCATGCTGCCCTTGCTGTTGCCGTTCTTTCCTGGCTTGCCGGTACCGGCATTGATGAAGGACAGACGACCATCAGTGATAAAGCGGATTTCGTCGGCTGTAGTCAGCGCCAGCGAGAACCAGCCTGTTGAGGTATCGGCGGGCAGCAGCATTACCACCGGCTGGTACTGGGCGCCGCATTGCTCGGCGGCCTTCTCAACCCACGGCGTGATCGAGCTGTATGGCGGGTTACACCAGATTGCGCCGTAACTCTCCCATTCGGTGGCCAGCGCATCATCGGCTTCTGTCAGGTACCGGGCGCAAAGCGCGTTCTGGTGGTCAGCAGCGGCGTCAAGATAAAAACCAAACTCAAGATCCAGCGCAGTGAATACTTCCATCGGCGTCTGCCAGCGGTCTTTGTGCTCGATTGGTGTGGTGCTTGCGAATTCAGATGTCATGCCTGCCCCCTTCCCTGACGTGCTGCCCACAGATTGCGTTCAAACTCGGCGCTGATTTCAGCCTTGGTTTTCACTGAACCTGATGGTGTTGCAAGGCTGTATTTGCGCGGGTAAGTCTCGGTATGAACCAGATGCACTTCAGGACGGGCTCTCAATGCGATGATTGCGCTGTGAATTGCCGTCTTGTGAGGTGTCATGCCGGTTCTGGCTACGATCAGCGCTTCAAGCTGTGCTGATGACCGCGGTGTGCTATCGCGTTGCAGTTCTTCGAGAACTAACTCTGGGAAAGTTTTCATGCTGCTTTCACTCCCTGCTGGCGCTGGGCGCACTCTTTCCAGATCTTGGCCCACTGCGATATGGCGAAATCGGCGCGCATGCTGCGGATGTTGGCTTTGCTGGCCTCGGCGCAAACCGTTTTTTCCAGCGCACTCGGTGCCTTGGTTGCCGCTACACCGCTAATGAACCGGCGGTATGCCGCATCCCGCTCAGCTGCATCAACTGCAACGTCACCTTCGCGCTCCCACTTCCCGTTTTTGCGCGCTGGACGGCCTGCGCGATTCCAGGCGTTAGCGCCTTCGAGATAGCCAGGGAACTTTAAAGGTTGAAATAGCGTGGACGGTCGCAGGTACTCGGCCATTTCCAGATCGCCTCCCCATTTGGCATGCATGTAATCAACCGTCAGCTGATGTTCTTCAGTGGTGAAGCCTTCACGCAGTCTGGCGCGGATGTTATCCAGTGAGGATTTGCTTACCTGATAGCGGGAGCCTGTGACCTGGTTCAGGTAGTTCAGAACCTGTTTAGCCTGATCAGTAATATCGACTTCGGCGTCGGTCTGCGCAGCAGGCTGACGAGAGGTTTTATTATCTGATGGATCTTGTTTTGAATTTACTAACGGATCCCCCCCAGATTCTGGCGGGTGAAAACCGGTATTCGTGTTGGATTTTGATGCGTCAAATTTTGACCGGTCAGAATTTGATGTGTCAGATTTTGATGCGTCAGAATCTGACGGTTCAGCAGCAGCACGAAGCTTCGCAATATTCAGCTGATACATGTTCGACGTATTGCGGTTTCCCTTGCGGCGCTGGGTACTGGTGATCCAGCCGTCAGCCTCAAGTTTGCCCAGCGTAGTGCGCACAGTGCTTTCACCTGCACCCAACTGGCGGGCAATGGTGGTGATCGACGGCCAGCACAGGCCTTCGTCAGAACTGAAGTCAGCGAGGCGCGCCATTATGGCAACCGCCGATATTTTTAAACCGGCAGCAGCGCAACCATCCCAGACGTATGCGGATAACTTAACGCTCATAAGACCCTCTTAAACTTTCGCCGGAATTGTTCAGTAGGCTGGGCGCACTCATGCGGGTAACCGGCGCGCATGAAGATGACGCGATCCCCTGCTCTGTCGAAGCCCACGACGTGTACCACAACGCCCCGCCAATCCTTGTAACGCCTGTCCAGCTTTTGGATTTCTTCAGACATGCCGTCACCTTCTGGCTGCTCTGGCGGACGTAACCTACCCACCACGCCGCGAACTGGTAGTTGCACGGCATCCAGCGGTTACCTATCATCACTTCATACGAAAGAGAGCCAGCGGCCCCGCCTTTCGCAACACAGCGGATTTGCGGAACGCCAGCTTTTATGAGTAGACTGTTCATGCGTTAATCACTCCACACACGTTTTTAATGCGCCGACGCCTCGGGACTGCACTCCTGAGGCGTCAACCCTTTCATGCAAAGCCACCACTGACTTCACGTACTCATCGCGGGCAGCTAAATGCTTACGATGAAGAGCCATAATTTCTGTCTTCTCGCCTTCATCAATCACCCCGTCGTCTGCAATCGAAATATTTATCTGCTGATCGACCTTCCCACTCTTAGCGGCAACCTTTACCCCTTTGATAAACAGGTCAACGTGGTCCAGTTCGTCACGATTGGGGATTTCAACGAAAAAACCGCCGCGGCGCTGGGCGAAGTAATCCGCCAGATGATTAGTGCCGCTGATGTCTTCCATCGCTTCCAGCTCGGCAATTTCGAAGAACCGGCAGCCGTTCTTTTCGTACAAATTGTTGTTGAACTGCGTTTCAGTCATGCCCAGAGCGCCAGCCATAGCAGATCGACCGCCGGGATAGGCTTTGCACATCGTTTTAACTACTGATTTCAGGTCTACCATGTTGTTTTCCCTTTGGTAGTTATGGTTGTTCGCCAGTGGTGATAGCCTTTTTGTAAAGTGTTGGGTCGTATTTCAGTTCACCTTTGGTTCTATATGCAGCTTCGGCAGCTCGGCCTTTCGGGATCAGTTGGCCAGGGCGCTTTCTCCACAAATAAAATGCTTCAGGGGATATCCCAAAAAACTCAGCGACTTTACCGGGTTCGCCAAAATATTTTTCAAGGTCACTCGTCGTCATAACACCTCCGGTTTCTAAATTATTTTAGATAGTATTATTTAATTTTATTTTGATCAATAAAAACTAAAATAACTTAGGTTCATTAAGAGGATGGAAAATGCTTACCCAAGGGCAGCGGATAAAAAACCTTCGTAAAGACAGGAAACTGACTCAAGCTCAGGTCGCAAAGGCGCTAGGTGTTAGTGATGTGACTATTGGCTACTGGGAACGTGACCTGAATGAACCGGGTGGGAAGTCTTTGAGTAATTTGGCGGCTTTTTTCGGTGTTTCTGAGGCTTTCATTCTTTACGGTAAAGAAGAAATTTCTAACATCATTCCCGCATCTTTTGGGACACGCCAGATCCCCATTATCAGTTACGTTCAGGCTGGTATCTGGACATCCGCGTCGGACGCAAGCAACCTTGAAGGTAATATTGACTATATCCTAACTGACATAGGACTATCACCCCGTTCTTTTGCCTTAAAAATCAAAGGAAAGTCAATGGAGCCAGAGTTTACTGAAGGTGATCTAATTATCGTTGATCCGGACATAGGTCCGCTGCCTGGTGATTACGTTGTAGCGAAGAATGGTGAACATGAAGCAACATTCAAAAAATACAGAGCACGTGGTAGAGATGCTGGGGGTAATGAGATTTTTTCACTTGTGCCTCTAAATCAAGATTTCCCAACAAAACATTCTGACCAAGAACCCATATCAATAATTGGCGTAATGGTAGAGCACCGAAAATTCAGACGGCGTTGATCCCCCCTTCCTACTAGCCCTACTTCATTCAAAACACCTTTCAGTTATAAATCTAAATATTTTTAGTTTTCACTGTTGCATTAAAAACTAAATTATTTTAGATTCACACCATCAGCAGTGATCAACGTGGATGCCCACGCAGTAGTTGCAGGTGGCAAAGAAGCATCGAATGATTCTCTCAGGTATCAGCAGCACGACGGCAAGAACAGAGCAGCTTAATGAAGTATCGGGATGGATAAGCAAGAACCGAAAACTGTTGGTCTGGCATCTTCGAATGAAGAGTTCATCGAAGAAACGGATCCTGAAAGCTTGCAAGAGCAAGCACAGGGAGTAGCCGCCTTTATAGAAGACGGCGAGATTACCAAAATTAATCTCTTATCTTCGGATTGAAAGCTTCAATTCGGTAAATGAGCAACTTGGTTGCCGAGGCAACGGCAGGATCCTTACCTTTATAAGCTTGAACATGACGATTTAGATTTTCAATGACGTCGCTCTTTACTGTGGGTAAGACGGTTGAAACGGAATGAAGCGCTACCGTGAATGCGTTCTCAAGAGCTTCAATCCTACGGGCTAAAGTGACTAAATAGTCGAAGCGTTTTTCACCTTCATTTCCTTCTTGGCTGTGTGAGAACTACCAAGATAACACCGCCGCCTGAGGTGGAGAAGTGACCAGGCACACAACAGAAAGAACACTGTAGCTTAATGGCAGTTTGAATAATTCAACCCTGGCGGCTGGATTCAATATGGTGAAAGAGGTGGTCTGGCAGAGGCGGAACTAGGGCAATATAGGGAGTGTCCCTGAATGTGACTACTGAGCTCACATCTACTGGGTGGTGGCAAAGAGCGCAGACGAGTGAGGAAACCATGTCAGAGCTTGGATAATTGGAAGAGGCTACAAAACGTTCAGAAGTACATTTCTCACAAGAGAGTTTTATATCAGGCATTTTTAGAACTCTGGCGATAGGTGCGGGACTTAATTGGAATTATTAAGAGTTTTCCTATTCATATTTTAGTGTAGCAGCTTTCTCCATTTTCGTCGGATTAGTGCAGCAGAAAGATCACTGATAAGTCGGTACAGCAGGTAAGCGCATTGGTCGCGAGTGTTCTTACCGCTGAAACCAGAGTAAATAAGGGTCGTAAAAACAACCCCGGAGCGAAACCGGTATACCCATTGCTCAACCAGCGGCTCTTATCTATGCCTGAGCAAATTAATTGCCATCACTGGCAAGGGATTCGTTCACGCCGAAATCCGCATAGGGGTTATTTCATGAAAACTGATATCGCCTTTTTTCTGGCTCTCGGCGTGGTTATGGCAATCACTTATTTAGGAATGCAGCCATGAAACTTATTCAACCGGTTATACCGGAACGCAACTCCGATAACTTGGGTTTTTGGACTCACCCTGATTTCTTCGAACCGGCAAACGGTAACGAATACCCAGCGCCAGGAGAATTTGAAGCATGGGCAAAGGCTCAAGGTGTCGAGGTTTATACACTTTCGCTTGATGCAGATCCGGCGGCTGATGATATTCACGCAGCCTATGAAGAAGGCGGCGCCGATGTTTCAGCTTGGGAGCCAACTCCACCAATAGGAGAAGGTTGGTTCCTCGCATCAGTTCACGATACCGAAGATGGCCCTTACAGCGTTTGGTTCCGTCGCACTACTGAAGAACAAGCGGAAATCGCGCGCCTTAAAACCGACTTTTTGGGAAAGCACCAGGTGGCGATCACCGCTGCTTATGAATATTTCAAAGCCTGCCCTGTGGGTAATGAACGCACTATCGCACACCAGATTTATCAGGTACTGCGCACAGCTACGAGGGTGGAATAATGAAAGAACGCCCTATTTTATTCAACGCTGAGATGGTTAAGGCCATTCTCAGCGGTAGCAAGACGCAAACGCGACGTGTTATTAAACTCCCGCTTATCGATAAAGACATGGGTTGTGAGCTCGCGGGAAATGAACTGTCTGGGGAAGTTGCCGCTGGTGATTCTCGCAACAGCCCGCTGGGTAAGCCAGGTGATCAGCTCTGGGTACGTGAGGCTTTCAGGATGGCAAGAAGCCTTGATATACATTCACCACGCGAGGTGGCGGATCTGTCGATGTCAGCTGGTTATAAGAATCCCTGGGCCCCAATTCAGTTTGAAGCTGATGGCGGTCGTACTGGTAAATGGACAGGGTTTGACACTCCCCCAGTAGTAACCGAACCAGGAAAACTTCGCCCATCCCTGCACATGCCCCGCTGGGCCAGTCGCATTCAGTTGAAAATATCCAATGTCGGAGTACAGCGGATTCAGAACATCAGTTCGGGTGATGCTGTCCGCGAGGGTATTTGCCAACTTCCGGCATCAGGCCGCTACTGCATCAATCCAGGTGACCAATATTTCGGTAGTGCCAGTTACAGCGCGAATGAAGTTTATTCCTGGTTGTGGGAATCGATTTACGGCGAAGGCAGTTGGCAGACTAACCCGTGGGTCTGGGTGATTGAATTCGAACGTGTAGCGCCAGCAGGAGAGCAGCCATGACTGATAAAACACAGATGGAATATTACTTCGAGTTCCCTGCGTCATACGGCTTTCAGGGCGACACCTATGTTTTGCTGATGACTATTCCGGGCAGAACGCTGACCAGAGTATTGTCATCTGATAATTTCGGCCATGCTCTGGACCGTTCACAGCGTGAAATAAACAAAACGCGAGTTAAAAAATTCCATGACTATTTAGTCAATTCAGTTGAAACCAAAACGGCATTCATTATTCCGCCGCTGGTTGGCAACTGTGATTGTGATATTGAATTCGAACCGTTCGGCAACACGAACGTCGGTATCGTTAGATTCCCTATGGATGCAGAAATTAAATTATTTGATGGTCAGCACCGCGCCGCTGGGATCAGCGATTTTTGCCGGAACCACAGCACCTCGGTCTCAATTCCTCTGATGTTGACACAGAAATTACCGCTAAAAGTAAGGCAGCAGTTTTTCTCTGACATAAATAACAACGTCTCGAAACCGTCCGCCGCCATCAATATGACTTACAACAGAAGAGATACTGTCGCCCAAAGCATGGTTTCTTTCCTGTCTACTCACGAACTTTTCTCAGTGATAACTGACTTTGAGCACAATGTTGTTCCGGCCAAAAGCGAGTTGTGGATCAGCTTTAAGGCACTGAGTGATGCAACAACTAAATTCTCTGTCAGCAAGGGGAAAGAAGTCTCAAAAGGTGATATTTACGACATCTGGGAAGCGTGGCTTAGTCTTACAGCTATCAAGGATCTTCACCATTCTGTTTCACCGGCTGAATACAAACGGGATTACATCCAGTTCCACGCCGTGATGATCAATGCATTCGGCTACGCAATTCAGGAGCTGCTTAAACATCGGCCTGTTCAGGGTGTTGTGTTGATGATCGAAGAGTTAGCCAGCAAGAGCACATCTCTTGAACTGGAAAACTTCTTCGAGATTTCGAACTGGGGAGGCATTTGTGCAAATACAGACAAAGAACGGCCAACAGTAATTGCAAGTATTCCGGCTCAAAAGGCAGCCGGTCAGCGCCTGGCTATTGCGATTCAACAGACATCTTTCAAACCGGAAGTTGCATGACTGAGTCAAACCGTTCGTATTTAGTCAGACGGTTACTTGTGAAACGAATGCTAAATTTGTGGTTTGTTCCAGTTGAGTTTGCGCCAGCAATGCCGCCAGGGGAGAAAATGCTCTGGTGGCGATCTGGAAAATATTACGGCCGATTTCGGGTCAGTCAGTAAACCGGTGTGCAGCCGGCTATAACTAAACGTGTGGAGAAAAAGCGTATGGGCCAACTCGTACCTTTGATGGAATGGGCATCCAGTCCGAAAGGGTTTAAATATCCACCAGCGCCAGCAACACTTCATCGGTATGCAAAAACCGGCCAGATCATCCCTGCTCCGATCAAACAAGGCAGCAAATGGGTCGTTGATGAAGATGCGAAGTATGTCGGCGTTATTGCAAAAGCGGAGATACCGAATCATCTCCCCGCTTCTGTAAAAGCACTACTGGAGAAAACGATAAATGGCAGCCAGACCACGCACACATAAAGTAAATATCCCCAACCTTTACTGCAAGTTCGACCGTCGAACCAGCAAGGTGTATTGGCAATATCGTCACCCGATCACTGGTAAATTTATAGGATTCGGAACCGATGGAGATACCGCTCGTGAGGCGGCTATTGCAGCCAATACCATGATCACAGAGCAGCAATCAAAACACATAAACTTTCTCGTTGATATGACTGTGAAAAAAACAACAAATAAAGAGGCAGGAATAAGGGTTTCGGATTGGGTTGGTAAATATATATCTCTACTTGAAGAGCGTTTAATAGAAGGGGAAATAAAGAAGGCCACGTTCAAAACACGTAAAAGCTGTGCACAGGTTCTTTCAAAAAGGCTACCGAATGTGCGCCTTAATAATTTGGATACAAAGTCAATTGCCGCAATTCTTGACGAGTATAAATCAGAGGGAAAAAACAGAATGGCTCAGATGTTAAGGGCTACGTGGGGGGATATATTTAAAGAGGCCCAGCACTCAGGCGAAATAGAACCCGGATTCAACCCAGCTTTGGCAACCAGAGTTCCAAGAAATAAAGTTACCAGGGGAAGGCTTAGTTTTTCTCAATGGAAAAAGATTTTCGATAATGCGGCAGACCTTCAGCCCTATCTGCAAAACTCCATGCTTCTTGCCCTGATTACTGGTCAGCGACGTGCAGATATTCTGAACATGAAATTCTCAGATGTTTGGGACGGTCACCTGCATATCACACAGTCGAAGACAGGAACACGGCTAGCTTTACCTCTCACCCTATTTCTTCCAGAAATTAATTTGTCTCTTGATGATGTGATCAGGCAATGCAGGGACAGGGTGATGAGCAAGTACATGATCCACCACTCTCGCGCTCATGGTTCTTCAAAGCCTGGCGACCCGGTAACGGGAAACGGAGTAACTCGTATGTTTAAGCAGGCGCGTATCGCAAGTGGTTTAAAATTTACTGAAGGAACTACGCCCCCGACTTTTCACGAACAACGTTCTCTGGCTGAAAGGCTCTTCAGTGCGCACGGGATCAACACGCAAACTCTACTCGGACACAAAACGGCAGCTATGACTGAGATGTACCATGACGACAGAGGAGCAGATTGGATAACGTTAGCTGTGTGAAAGTTACGGGATTACTCCCCAACAAACGGGATAATTTTTAAAATCCATTTTGGGGAGATGTTTTGGAGGGATTTTGGGGAAGAAAATAAACTCAGTAAAAACATGAGTTTCCACTTCCGCTGTTTGCGTTACGAACAGGCGCCACCGCGCCGTGTTCCGGCGACCTTTAAAACCCTGTTCGCCGGTATCAGTTTCATCCGCGCCCGTCCGGATGTTCTGGGTGTGATCTCTCTGGATTTGTTCGCGGTTCTGCTCGGCGGTGCGACCGCCCTGCTGCCGATTTTTGCCCACGACATTCTGCATACCGGCCCTTGGGGACTGGGTCTGTTGCGCGGCGCTCCGGCCGTGGGTGGACTGATTGTCGGTTTCTGGCTGAGCCACCGCGCGCTGCAACGTAACGTGGGTATGACCATGTTTGCCGCCGTGGCAGGTTTCGGCGCGGCGACGCTGGTGTTCGCGTTCTCCACCTCGCTGTGGTTATCCATGCTGGCACTGTTTGCGCTCGGCGGATTCGACATGATAAGCATGGTCATTCGCGGCGCACTGGTACAACTGGACACACCCGACGACATGCGCGGACGCGTCAGCGCGGTTAATTCGATCTTCATCAACACCTCGAACCAGCTCGGTGAATTTGAATCCGGTCTGATGGCCGCCTGGGTGGGCGCAGTCCCGGCGGCAGCCATTGGCGGCATCGGTACATTGATTGTCGTCGGATTGTGGATGACCTGGTTCCCCGGTTTGCGTAAGCGGCAGAAACTGGAAAATGAGGTTGTTGAGGCGTAA